ATATGGAAATATAGACAGTGAAATTGCACATGCTAATTCTACAAGAAAGATTTTGCTTGACAAAATCCAAGAATACAAAAATAATACAAATGAAATAAATAATTTTATATCTATATGCCAGAAATAACTGATATATCCTTTTTAATCTCAACTAGAAACAGTTGTGAACGGTTGAAGATAGTATATTACAATATCAGATCATTTTATAAAGAAAATTACATTGTTTTTGTATCAGATAACTCAACAGATGATACTCATGATTTTTTAAGTAATTTACAAAAAACAGATGATAAAATCATACTACATCTATCAGATACCAGATTGAATTTTGCTGGAGCATACAATAAGGGAATTGAATTATGTCCTACAAATCTATTCTGTTTTTTCCATGATGATACATTTGTATCTGAAAATTTTTTGGAAAATCTAGTAAAAAATCTTGAAGAACATAATACATTTGCGTGTTTTTCTACATGTGAACCGCCAATATTTCATAGTTCTGATTCAATTGGTAAACCCATTAAAAATTTTGGAACTGATTACAAAACATTAAAACTTGATGAATTTTATAAATTTTCAAAAGACTTTTGTAATAAAAATAATAAAACAATTTCATATGGTGGTGGATTTTTTATGTGCGGTCCAATAGAAGAAGTTAGAAAATTAAATGGATTTGATCCTTTATTTTACCCGCACTTCAGTGAAGATTCTGATTTAATTCATAAACTTATACTTAACGGAAACAAATTTGTATTGGTATTAGATAGTTTAGTATATCATTTACCAAGTAGCACATCTAAATTTTCAGATGAATTTAAAAATAAAAAATTAGATTTTGGCATTAGAAATTTTCTAAGAAAATGGCATGTTCCGTGGCCTGTAATCCAAGCGTTTAATAATGATGATGTTTGTTATAAAAAATCAAGATGTAAACTAATACTAAACTCTTCAAATATAAAATTACTATATCATTTAGAACCATTTTTTGATACAATTGTTACAAACAATTCAGATTTAATTAATCAGTATATAGAAAAAGAACAATTAAATACAAAATTCATATTAAAAGATAAATTTATAGAAAATGGGCCGTATGATTTTATATGTTATATCAATGAAAATCAAAATATAAATGTTGACTATATCAGTAAATTGCAATATATTGTAAAAGATGCAGAAAAAGGGCAGTATAAAATAGAAGATTTAGTTATAGAACTTACATAATTATGGATGAAAATTTAAATAAAATATTAGAAGATATTGATTCTTACATCAAAAATAAACATAAATCAAAAACATGGAAACCAGGAGAAGATTGGGTACAATATGCCGGTCCTTTTTTTGACTCAAAAGAGTATGTATCAGCAATAAAATCTCTTTTAAATGAGTGGTTAGTAATGGGTCAAGATGCATTAAACTTTGAAAATATATTTCCAAAACAATTCAATAAAGAATATGGCATTTTAACCAATAGTGGAAGTAGTTCAAATTTGATAATGATGTCAGTATTAACGTCCAAACGTTTATACAATTTACCAAAAGGAACTAAAGTAATAACACCAATTGCGGGATTTCCTACCACTTTAAATCCTATTTTTCAAGTTGGATTTGAACCTGCGTTTGTTGATATTGATGTAGATACTCTCAATCTAAATTTAGATCAAGTTGAAGAAGAGGCTAAAAAAGGCGCAAAAGTCATTACATTTGCACATGTACTAGGCAACCCACCAAACATGAACCGTTTGATGGAAATCATCAAACAATACAATTTAATTCTATTGGAAGATTGTTGTGATGCGCTTGGTTCAACCTATAATGGTATTCCATTAGGTAGTTTTGGTGAATTAGCTAGTTGTAGTTTTTATCCCGCACATCATATGACAATGGGTGAGGGAGGATTTGTTATATGTAATACTAAAATACAAGAAATTATTGCACGAAGTTTCCGTGAATGGGGACGTGGATGTTATTGTGTTGGTAAAAAAGCAGGTCTACTAAAAAATGGTAGTTGTGGCACTAGATTTTCAAATTGGTTACCTGAACTGCCAGATGAAGTATTTGATCATAAGTATGTATATGATGAAATTGGTTATAATTTAAAACCAATTGAACTACAAGCATCTATTGGGCTTGAACAAATTAAGAAATTGCCAGAAATTCATCGTAGAAGAAAAGAAAATCATTCAAAATTAGTAAATATTTTTAAAGAATATGAAGATTTCTTTATTATACCAAAGGCAACTGAACATGCAGATCCAAGTTGGTTTGCATTTGCAATAACAATTAAAAATGAAGCACCATTTAAAAGAAAAAATATAGTTGATTTCTTTGAAACCAAGAAAATTCAAACTCGTCCTTATTTTGCTGGAAACATAATGTTACAACCAGCATATAACGGATTAATTGATAAAAATGAAGTTATTGCTAAATATCCAATTGCAAGAAAAATTACTACAGATACTTTCTTTTTAGGAACGAGTCCGGTAATTACATCTGAACAAATTGAGTATATAAAAGAAACTCTATCAAACTTTACTAAAACCATATAACATGAATAAAATCGTAATATTGAATATGTTCCGTGCAAAAAATAAACAGTCTTTTTTTGCATTGCATCAAATTTACAATAAAATAAAATCATTTGATGATTCCATTGATGTTAATTTTCATACATTATGGGACACTGAAAATGAGCTTGGTATGAAAAATGATAAAAAGTGGGAAGATTTAATAGATAATTATGGATTTAATTTAACATCATATAATAAAGAATTTTTCAGAGATTATTGGATGTCTGCATATGATTATGATGAACCGACTGTGACACTAAAATGTTCTAAATATTTCCCTATATATCAAATATTAATGATGCATTATTTGAGACGAGTTAAATTGTATGATTATTGTTTAATTTATGATGATGATATTTTAATTAATTATGATTTAGTTGATATTATAAAATTGATGAAAGAAAAAACTTCAGTTTTAATCACTGAACCATTCAATTGTAATTGTGATAAAGTATTAATTAAAAAAATTTTAGAAATGTACGGACCTGAAGCAGTAACTCTTTATAAAAAAAGAAACCCAGATATACATGGATTTAATGCTGGTTTTCAAGGTGTAGATTTATCTATATTTGATGACTTTCTATCAAAAGATAGATTTGAATTGATGATAAATATGTTCAATTATGATGGAATTATTGATTCAAATGGAAATGAGATATGGGATCACAGACGGTTTGTAAATGATACACAACAACAATCATTTTTATCAAATATGAATATAATTAAATCTAAAAAAGATCCTCATATTTTAGATCCACTTACATGTTATGTAGCACCAAATTTTGGTAGTCATCCAATTTTAGGAACATTGAATTCAGAAGATGAATTGAATGGTTGGGGATGTTGTATGAAATCCAAAATTTCCCATTTTATTGGTCATACAAGAGGAAAAGGAAAACCTATACAATTTTTAGAAAAAATGGATGAATACTTGAAAATAAATAATTTTCTGTAATTAAATCAATAGGTTTAAAAAATATAAATAAATTTCAAATATATATGTATATACGTATATACACAAACTATTATGTCAAATAAAAAAATTGTATATATTACCGGATGCTTAGGATTTATAGGATCATATGTCACAAAAGCATGTTTAGACCAAGGATGGTATGTAAAAGGAATTGATAAAATTACTTATGCTGCCAGAGTTGATTTACTAGAAGAATTCAACAAAAATCCTCGTTTTAATTTTGAAAAATTAGATATTTGTAATATTGAAAGATTAGTAGACTGTGACTATTTCATTAATGTTGCAGCTGAAACTCATGTTGATAATTCAATCCGTAAAAGTGATGATTTTATACACTCAAATATTGATGGTGTATATAACATATTAGAATTATTAAAAATATACAAAAAAGAGGGATATATTACTCCAACTTTAATTCATTTCAGTACTGATGAAGTATATGGAGATGTAATTGAAGGAGAACATATTGAAACTGATATTCTAAAACCAAGCAATCCATATAGTGCCACAAAAGCAGCTGCAGATCAATTAATAATTGCTTGGGGAAGAACATATGATTTGCCATATGTAATTGTCAGACCTACAAATAACTATGGTGTTGGACAATACGTAGAAAAGTTAATTCCAAAATCATGTAAATTCATGCAATTAGGAAGAAAGATTCCTCTTCACAATAATGGTACACCAGTAAGAAATTGGTTACATGCAAAAGATACTGCAGATGGTATAATTACAATTATTAACAATGATGCAAAAAATGAAATTTTTAATATTGCTGGTGGATTTGAACAATCTAATATAACAACTGTAGAAAAAATTATCAAAGAATATTTAGGTGAATTACCATCTGACTATAAAGAAAAATATTTAGATTTTTCTGTACAACGTGTTGGACAAGATGTAAGATATGCATTAAATGATAGTAAATTACGTTCATTGGGATGGTCACCACAATGTCATTTTGACATAGAAATCAAACCAATAGTTGAATTTTACAAACATAACTTCGTTTGGTAATATAAATACAAAACTATGGATATAAAAAATAGTGATATAATCGCAGATTTTCTAAAACACAATCAAATTAAATATGTTTTTGGAATTATAGGATCTGCAAATTCTTATATATTTGATTCAATAAATAAATTGGGTTATACTACTATTATATATGTTCATCATGAACAAAGCGCAGTAATGGCAATGGGCGCTTATTTCCGTGCATCTGGTAAAATATCAGCTGCAATAGTAACTGCAGGAGCTGGTAGTTCTAATGCAATTACCGGTGTTATTAGTAACTGGGCGGATTCAATTCCTGGATTGATTATTTCTGGACAAGAACAAAATAAATACATGACTATGCATAAACATCTGCGTATGTATGGTATTCAAGGATATGATTCTCCAGAAATGGTTAGAAAAGTAACTAAATATGCAAAAACAGTTACTGCAAATGATGATATTCAAACAGAATTAGAAACATCACTAAAAACAAGTATTAGTGGTCGGCCAGGACCTGTATGGTTAGATATTCCATTTGATACCCAATCTAAAAAAACTGAATTAAGACCTTGGAATCAAATTAAAAATGTACCAATTGAATCATCTTCTATATCAGAAGATATTCAATATTTACTTACAAAGTTAAAGACAAGCAAACGTCCAGTATTAATTGCAGGACATGGAGTTGGAATATCAAATTCTAAAAATGAATTTAGACAATTAGTTTCTAAGTTAAAGATTCCCGTGTTATTGTCATGGTCTGCTATTGATTTATTGTCAGAACTAAATCCTTTTAATTTTGGAAGATCCGGTGTAATGGGTCAAAGATCATCTAATTTTATAGTACAAAATGCAGATTTAGTAGTTGTTCTAGGGAGTAGATTATCTCTATTGCAAACTGGTTATGATTTAAATGATTTTGCAAGTAAAGCAGAATTAATCATTAATGATATTGATATATCAGAAGCAAACAAACATAGACACAGTAAAGTAATTAGTTGTGATACAAAAGAGTTAATAACATCATTGTTAAATTCCTCAGATTCTATAGAAGAAAAATCAGAATGGTTATCTTATTGTGAGAAAATGAGAAATTCATATCCAAAATTATTACCAGAACATGATCATCTTGTATACATCAATTCATATAAATTCATAGATAGATTGAGTGATGAATTAAATGATAATGATATTATTGTTACTGATATGGGTACTGCATTATTAAGCGGACATTATAGTATCAAATTAAAAGAAAATCAAACTATGTTCACCTCATTAGGATTGGGTGAAATGGGATATGGATTGCCAGGAGCA